CAGGAGCTTGCGCGGCTTTATCGGCTTGCCGGTGACGACCTCCCCAACCTGACAATATCCAGAATAAAAACGCGTTCATATGAAAGGAACGACACAATACACATAGGCAAAACATACGGCGATAGCATAAAAACTGTTCTATGGCATGAATTTGGTCATTTCATTGACGATAATACAGCCGCGTCTATTACGACATTGGGACATTTTATTTGGCTTAATTCTGAGAAAGAAAGCGATGGAAAAAATGCACAGCTTGCCGACTATATAAATGGTATGCCAGGTGAGGATGGGTTTAAAGTAAAAGGAATACATCCATATGCCGCCAAGTACTATACTGTTAGTCCTTTAGGAGGCGAAACGACTGACAAAAAACAGTACCCGCGCACAAGCGGCGGCTTGTTCTATAGCGATGAAGTCCTGTCTATGGCTCTTGGCTCAAGTCAGGACGATATGGGAAGAAGCGCGGATCCCTCTCCCTTTATGGCCCGCAAGCACCTTGATATAGTTGCGGGCCTGCTGAAAGAGAGGCAGGAAAGGACGATGAAGGAAAGGGAAAACGCGGCAGGGGAAGGAACAGAAGAAACGCGTGCCGCGTCATAATATTGTGAGCCCCGGGATAACCTTTCGGGGCCTTTTTTTGTGCTACCGCTGTTGTAGTTTTGTTAAAGGCGTCGAAATCGACCCCTTTTGTCGTTCCGGAACGGCAAAAAATCGCAAAAAAAGCTCTCTTTGCGCAAGGATAGCACAAAATGCCTGCAAATCTTTTTTGAGGGCACATACCATTTCCCCAAAGCCCCGCGGTTGGCGGGGGAAAAGGAGAAAAAGTATATGCCTTCGCTGACAAAGTATGAAAAATTTGTTCAGGAAATTGCAGACAGAAGCGCTGAAATGCGCCGCGTCCTCGTCACTCCCTTCCGCAAGGACGATGGGACTTTCGCAACCCCGACTAACCGGGCTGAGGCCAGGCAGCGCGATCAGATCCTTGAGAACGCAATCCGCGGCACCGTGTATGAGACCGTTCAGAACGGCCCTATGATTGCCGCCGTTCATTCCCGTTCCCTTCAGGCCTACGAGCGCACCCATGGACATGGGCCCTCTGATGAACTGCTTGCCTCTGCGAGCAAGGCTATTGAGAACGCTCTTCTGCTCACTTCCGGGCGTACCAAACTTGAGGGTACGATTTTCGAAAACGCGGAAATGAGCACCACAGACGGCCTTATCATGCGTGACCGCCTTGTGTCTCTTGTCCTCCCTGTTATGCTTTCGACTATTACCGCGAACATGGTTACGTTCATGCCGGGCGACTTCAACCAGTCGGAATTCTTCCGTATCAAGCGCGTTGCCGGTTCCACTTTCGGCGACCTCAAAAAGGGCGACATCATTGAGTGGAATTATACCGGAAACTACAGCGTCATGGACAAGATTGAGACGCTTACCGCCGCCGACGGCGCCACCAAGAACTGGAAGTTTGACAGCAAAACCAAGTTCGGCGTCGTGTATCCCTTCAAGCGCCACAGCGTGCGCGTTGAGCTTGATGGCCACATTGTCGCACAGGACAACGCCGACGGCGTGATTTTTGGCTCTTTTGTCAATGGCGGCGAAACGAACACTGTTACCGGTACTGTTGATTACGCAACCGGCAACGTGTCCTTTGATTTTGCCACGGCTCCGGCCACCGGCCTGACTGTGGTTCTCTGCTACGACGTCGATATTGAAAAGGCTCCGGAACTCATTCCCAGGATCGATCACGTCATGCAGTCCAGGATTCTCTACCCGCACGAGTCCGCTATTGCCGGTTCCGCTACTATTCAGGCTCTTTGGGCAATCCGCCGTGAAATCGGACAGGACATTGAGAACCTGAACATGCAGGGACTTAGGAACGTTCTTGCCGGCGACAAAGACCGCAAGCACCTCAAGGATATGCGCCGCCACGCCAAAGGTATTACCCTCGATTGGGTACGTACCCGTCCGGACGCCCTGACCCTTACTCAGCATTACGAGAGCCTGAACAGGGCCCTGCTTGAGATTGACAGCAAAATGCGTGTGGCCAACGGCATTACCGGTATTGTCGGCATTGTGGCCGGTTCCGGCGCCTGCAACATCTTCCGCTACCTGCCTGCACAGTACTTCCAGCCGGCCCCGGGCTTCGTCTCCGTGGCCCAGCCCCACTATGTGGGCAAGGTGTTTGGACAGTTCGATCTCTATTGCGATCCTACTGCGGAAGAAAGCTATTCCTGCATGTGCTTCGGCAAGGGACCTGACTACGGACAGACTGCCTATGTGGCCGGCGACGCCGTGCCCGCCCTGACTTTCCGCCACCCGGTTATGGGCGACCTTACCACCCGCTCCACCATGTGGGATCTTGCCTACCGCGACATGCAACCCTTTGACGGCGACAAGTACCTTGCCACTCTCAACATGATTGAGGAGTAAGCGACATGGCTAAGATTACCTACGTTGTCACCAATCCCGGCGCCACCGTTTGCGCCTTTGGACGTGAGCTTGTGGAAGTGCCGGGCGGGTGCAGGGAGTTTGAGATTTCTGTTCCTGATACTCCCGAAATGCGCCGCACCATGGAAAGGATCCATGCCCGCCACCCACAGATTCTTGTGCGAGAAAAGGCCGCTGAAAAACAGGCCGTGAAGGCCGCTGAAAAGCCCGCCGAAACGGTTAAGCCCGCCGAAACGGTTAAGCCCGCCGACCACAAGAATGTGAAGAACTCCAAGTAGTACCGGGGGCCGCGATGAAAAGCACAATCACGAACGCGGCTGAAATCACTGTTCTTCAGCCGATTGATAACAACTACAAGACCGGCGGCGGCGACAATACCGTTTCCGGCGCCGTAGTTGTCGCCCGCAAGGGCCGGCCGTTCACGGCTTATAAGGTGTACGGCGCTACAGGCTCCCTTGTGAACTACTTTGGAAAGCCCCTTGCCAAGAAGACGCAGGGCATGGAAGGCCTTAGGCACGTCAACGATGCCGCACAGGAATGTACTTACGTTCAGACCGTGCGCGTTGTAGACCCGCTTACCTACCGTTTCCCGGTTGTCTCTCTTCTGCTCCATAAAGACCTTAACGCGGAATGGGCAGAGGGCGCGATTTATCAGGCGGGCGACGTGGTAGGCACGTCCAAGAAGTACATTGCCGTTGCAGACCATACGGCGACCGCTGAAAACGCGCCTACTGTTGAAAACACAGCTATGTGGGCTCCTTATTCCGGGCCGGTGAATGCCACCGGGCTTAGATGGGATACGGAACCGGCTGTAGGCGATGGCGCGTTTCTCACTATCTATCCCATTGACGGCGACGATTCCGCGAACAGAAAGCTCTACATTGAGGACGTGGACACGGGAAACAAGACGTTCACCATCCGCCTTACCGACCTCGACGATCTCGGGGAAGAGTATGACGTTGAAGAACACACTGTTTCCGTTGACCCAGAAGCCGTAGATGACATGGGACTTTCTTCCTATGTGGAAACCGTTCTTGAGCGTGATTCCGACGTTCTCCGCGCTGACTTTGACGAGAATGTGACGTGGGAGAACGTTAAGTCTTCCCTTACTGCCATTGAGACAACGCGCACGGCAAAAAATCCCATTGCCTTTACGGGTGGGAATGCCGGTTCCTATCCCGATACGCAGGACTGGATTCAGGCTTTGCAGGTTTTCAGGAATGAAAGTCTGCCGCTCAATATGCTGTTCGCCGCCGGTTGCTACGACGAAACTGTACTTGCCGAAATGGCGGCTATCGCCGACTTCCGGCACATCAGTTTCTTCTTCGACGTTCCGCCTTCGCAGAAAGCTGAAAGCGCCGTTACGTGGCTTAAAGCCCTCGGCCTCCGTTCCCGCCACGCCCGCGCCTATTACGCTCCCTATGCCGCTACCGATCCTTGGTACGGCGGGACTACGGTTTGGGGCGTTTCCGGCGCACAGGCCGCGGCCAAAGCCCGTTGCGTGAACACGGTGACAGCCGGCGCAACTCCGGGCGTCCATTACGCGCCCGCCGGGCTTAATCGCGCGTACTTCTCCCGCACCTCGATGACGCAGATCTTCCCGACTGACGTTATCGATCGCGATGAGTTCTATGATGCAAGGCTCAATCCGGTTGTGACCTACACCACCGGCGACACGGTGACGGACGACGATCTGACTATGTGGCCCAAGTCAAACTACCTCCGCTTCGGCTGGATTAATGACGTTCTGGATTACATCGATCACAGGTTTGAGGAGGGCGCCCGGCAGCTCAAGTTTGAGCCTGACGGCCTTACCCGCAACGGCCTTATGCGTATGATGACGGGCATTTGCGATGAAATGGTGACTTCGGGTGCTCTTGTGGAACCCCGGAATCCGTCTGTTGACGGAACAGCGCCTTACGTCGTGACCGTTGAGCAGGTTGAAATTGACCTCTGGAAAGTGACCTGGGAAGTCTGCATTACCGGTGCCGCGCGCCGTATTGTCGGACAGCCCAAGCTGATTAAGTAGGGTATTCATATGGGAATGAACATGTTTGACGACTTCGTTTTTCCCTCGACAATTCAGGGCATGAGACAATCCGGCATGATCTTTGAAAGCGACGATTGCCGCGGCCGCAAAATGCGCTCCCGTTCTCATGTTGAGGAAGACGCCGACGAGGAAGACGACGTGAAAATCCCCGACGACATCTATGACGATGACGACGAGGATGACGACGACGTTTATGAAGGCACGATTGCCGAACACTTTGAGGCTGATGCCAAGATGCGGGCAATGCAGGCCGTTCTTGACTGGATAAGCGACGATGATCACTCGTATGACAGCCTCGCCGCCTCCATTCTTGCTTACTCCGATATTGACCTCGACAACGACAATGAAGCCATGGATCCGGTTGACGGTGAACGTATGGATGCCATCTGGAAGTACGTTCCGGGCGCCCTTGTGAAGGCCGGATGCAACGACATGGATGCTATTCAGGCGATTGTTGACGGACCGTCCGCCGATGCTGACAAGGCCGCTCCCGCCGTTGCGGAAGAGTGTGACAGCGCTCTTGCGGACAACGTTATGGAAGATGCTGACATCGCCGCTGAATACGCCTTTGGCTTTGACGCTGTTCTTGAATCCTGCAAGCGTGACCCCAAGCGCCGCGCCGTGGTTGAGAAAGAACGCGACAAACAGAAAGCCCGCCGCGTAGAGGAATGCGGCTACACGGAAGAGGACGACGACGAAAGCGATCTCTATGAGGCCGCCGGACGCGATATTCACCGCACGGTGAAGAACGGCAAAATCATGCTCGTCAACGTCCACCGCAAGGGCGCCGGCAATCGCGGGCTCAAAGGCTTCATGAGCCGGGCCGAACGCATTAACGCGGGCCGCAGGCTGAAAAAGCTCAATAAACTTGGTTCCATCAAGCGCAAACAGCGCCGCACCAAGATGAAGGCGCGCAAGATGATTGCCAACTACGGAACGCACAAGAATCAGCGTTTTTAGTGGTGAAGGGGAAACGCCGTGCCAATCCTCGATAACTTCAGAACGGGCGCTACAAATCTCAAAGAGAAGATAAACTCTTCCGTTGAGGCCAAAGTAACCCGCAAGGTAACTCAATCAAAAAATGAGATCGGGATCCTTGACCCGCGCGTTTCCCCGCACCGCAAATGCTGGCTTTCAGACGGCAAAAAAACAATCGTCGGCGTATATGGCCGCGGAACAAGTCAGGAAATAACGGAAGTCTGGAACTCTCCATACCAGAACGCTTCACTAGAGAGCGCTACGCCACAGGCGACGGCCGCTTATCAGATTTTCACGGGCGGAAAAACGTTCGTGAAGGATATGAACAGCGCCCGCACGTGGTCAGGGAACGAACCTACTAATGTGACGCTGGAACTGATGCTCTACGCCGTGAAGGACGCGGCCGCGGAAGTCATGCTCCCCTTGCGTACGCTTGAAGAGTTTGCCGCTCCCGATACGTCCGCTTTCATTGGCCTTTCTGGCAAGGCAACTTCTATTCTTTCCCTCGATATTGGACGCCGGATTATATACCCGTCTCTTTGCATGACGAACATCTCCATGCCCTTTGACAAGGAAGTGGACAGTAAGGGCAACTTCGTCCGCTGTACCGTGAATATCACGTTCACAACGCCGGTTGCCCTTAGCCAGAACCTTTTAAAACAGGGCTATGGAATCAAAATCACGCAGTAAGGATAAGTCGCTATGGCAAATATCAGTGACGTTCAGGGCAATATCTCCTGGATCAAGAGTTCATACAAAAAACTCCTCGGCCTTGGTGAAGGCGTCGTTGGTGATGAATTCATCATGACTTTTGAGGGCAACGCCAATGTGCGCTACCTTGTCCAGACTTCGCAGATGCCGCCGCTTGGCCGTGAGAACATCGAATCCTACGGCCCGCAGGGCGTCCAGTTCAGGCAGCAGGGCCGCTACAAGAACGCTCAGGACATCCCGATTTCCTTTAAGGAAACCATTCACGGGTACGCCTATGAATTTCTCCGCGACCTTGTGAAGAACAAGAAATACATCACCGTGAACCTTCAGCTTGCGGGTGAGAGTTACACCGGCGGCAACACGTCCGGCACGCTCCGCCTTGAAGACTGCTGGATCGAAATCGACGGCGCGGATCTCTCCGTTGAAGACGGAACTTCCCTTGTCAGACCGTCGGGCACGCTTCATGCCAACTGGGTTTCGTGGTGTGACGACGACACTTCGACCATCATTAACACACTTCTTGGTTAGCCCGCTATGACGCCTAATGAGTTGCTTGAGGAAGTGAAGGGGCGTTTTATCGTCCTCTATCACGACGATCCCGCGGCTCTTGAGCGGCTTTTAAGGCAGGCGCTACGCAAGTTTCAGGACAAGGCAGGGCTTATTTTGTCCGTGACGACAGAAAGCACGGCAAAAGCCCTGCCTTATCATACGGTGCGGCGCGTTGCCGTGTGCTGTGACGCCGGACGGCGCTTTATCCCGCACACGGTTGACCTTGAAGAACTGGCAATGGACGCCGACGGGGAACCGATTATCCCGGATGAATCCTCTACAGGCACGTCCGGGACGGACTCTTTTACGCCTCCATGCCCGACGTGTTCAGCGTGGACAGTATGCAGAGTAGCGGAAAAGACATGCCCTTACAGGAACGGAACGGCACAGGCGGCGGCTTCAACGCGCGTTCCCGACGCCTCGAAAGGGACAGCCAGGTTTGCCGTTGTGCGGCTTAATGTGTCTTCCCGGCATGTCAGGCCTTACCGGATTGAGTACTTCGCCGACCTTGCCAATTGGCCGGGGGACAAGGAAATTCCGGGCGACGTTCCGGCGCTCCTCGCTGACTACCTTGAGGCGCTAATTGCCATTCCGAACAGCGAACGCGCCCGCTTCACGGCCTACACAACGGGAATTCCGGCACAGGACATTCCCGCGCTCACGGAACTAAAACAGCGCGTTGAGGAACTGGAAACCGAAATGGAAGAATGCAAAGCCCTTGTGCCGTCAACTTCGTGGTACTAGCTGGCTTTGCCCTAAGAATCCGGAACGGGTGCAGGCATGGGAATTATCGATACGGCATTGAACGGCACAACAGGCCGTCTTTCACGTGCAGAGGCTACGGGCGCCGCAATCGTCAAGGCGTTTCCCGAAAGGGCGACTGCCTACGGACAGAAACTTGCGGAATCCGTTCCTACGGCTATTGAAGGACGCGTCACGTCGCTTGTCTCTGAAAAATATTCTCAGGCAATGAGCTCACTGCCAACTCCGGCGCGGGCGCTGATTTCCGGCCTTTTGGGGGCAACGTTAGGCGCTACGGGAGTTGAGGACTTCAACACACTCAGGAACACCGTACATACCCTTGTTCGCACGCCGTTCCTTAAATCCTATCAGTTCCGCGTTTCCATTTCCGGGGCCCCTGCTGACTTCGACCTCTATGCCAAGGAAATATCCTACGGCGGCTTTGACGTGCAGGTTGACGAAGAACAGGTTGGCTCACTCACATACGCGTGGCCTACGGGAGACGGCTCGCACCGTCTTTCCATGACACTCAGGGAGACGCCCGATCATTCTGTCTGGAACTTCGTTCACTCATGGATGCGTATTGTTGTGCATAACGACGGGACTGTAGGCGTACCCGCTGAATACATACGGACGGCACATATCTACAATCTTTCCGACGACGGGACGGAAACCCTATGGAACAGCTTTGACGTTTTCCCCTCGCAGTGCGGCGAAATTTCAAGAAGCCGTGAAGCGGGCGATTTCATGGAAGTTCCCGTTGTCTTCACGGCTTTTCATACGGCGGATGTTGGCGCCGCGGCTGTTACGACAGCGGGAGAGACAAGCACCGCCGCTCCGCAGGGAACGACAGCCGGGACAGCCAAAAGTTACACTTCAACTTCAACTACGGCAGGCAAAACAGCGTAACGCCGTGAAATAATGCAAAAGGACAGCCCAATGATTGCAGAATTTCAGCTCCCCTCGAACCCCAAAGTAACCGTGAAACTCCGTGAAGCGACCGTTGCGGAAGCTATAGATTTTTCAGCCGTTGACCCGCGCGCGGAAGAGACGGCAACAACACTTTTCCTTAACACGGTGCAGGAAGAACCCGCCGTTGATGCCGGCCTCTGGACGGGAGAAGACAGGCGTTTTGCCCTCTTCCAGTACCACCTGAACACGACTCAGGAGAGGACAATGCCGGTGACGTTCACGTGCCCGAGGTGCGGCGGAACGCACACGGTTGACGTCTCACTCTCTCAGATTATGGCGGGATACAGACCGATGCAGGGAGAGCCATTCAGAGAAGTTGTCCTTGACGGTCACAACGTACGTGTCATGCCGCCGAACGGGCGCGGCCTCGAACTGCTCGAACGCTACCGCTTTGACCTTGAAGCGACGCAGAATATGCCGGTATCAAACCTTTCTCCCTCTCAGGCTCTGGAACGGGAGAACGAAATCAGGAAGAAGATTGTGCGCAACAAGTTTTTGCGCCTTCTCATTTCGATAGACGTTCCGTCCTTTCAGGGCTCTACACCGGAAGAACGCAGGCCGCAGGTTGAGGAACTGATTAAACGCCTTCCCGCCGGCATGTTTCAGGATTTCGTTACCAGTGTCGGGGACGCGCTCGCCGATATGAGACACGGCCTTGCTACGGAATGGGACGACGGGGAACTTCTTATGGTGTTTTCCGGTGTCCATTGCCCGGACGAACCAACGGGAGAACCTTTCCCGTTGAGGTTTCAGTTTCGGGCTTTCTCATTCATTCCTACCGTTTAGCGAAACTGGCTGGGACACGGTTCTTGAAAATCTCTGCCTCTATAACGGGCAGATTTTGGGCGACCTCTTGAAATGCCCCGTAACCCGTGTTCTCCGCCTGCATGAAGCCGCCGTCCGTAAAGCACGCGCGGCGGCACAGGAAAGAAAGAAGAGACGCCGCTAAGGCGTTTTTCAGGAGTTTACCATGCCGGACATTTTAGCCTCGCTTTTCGCAAAAGCCCAAAAACTCGAAAGTGACAGTGCCGGCAGTGGTGGAATGAAGGCCTTAGACCTTTGGCGGTCAATGGCCGTAAACCTTGACGAGATTTCCGCCAACACGGCGGGGATCGACGTCAATACGCGCACAGCCGCCGGTGTTTCCTCCGCCGCCGACGGTGGCGCCGTCCGGCCGGGGGCTGACGGCAACGGACGCCGCGCCGCGCGTAAAAAACGCAGGGGCAAGAGGCGTTCTCAGGAAGACGGGAACGCCTCCCCTGCACAAAAATCAGAAGAAAGCCGCCCAGGAAGAAAGCGGACACGGAAGAATGAAGAACCCGCCCAAAGGGGCAGGAAAGAGGGCACAAAAGCCACAGAAAAGGCCGTTGCAAAGGCGGCTGACACTCTGGCTGGCTCCATTGCTGATACCCTTGAAAGGGCCGGTTCTATCGTCCAGAGAACGGCGAAGCCCGGAAGAGCCGCAAACACTCCCGCCGCTGAAAAGGCCGGAATAAATGCTACCCGCCGCACGTCCGGAAGGCTGGAAGAACGTACCGCCGCAACAGCCGAAAAGACTGGCAAAGGTACAGGGAACGCCGCAAAGCGCCGGGCGGAACAGGCCGGAAAAGCCGCCGCAACTGAACCGCAACGCCGCCGGGATTCATCAGGCCGCTTTGTCGCCCGTGACGCCGCTGAACGCGCCGCAAGCGACGCAAGGGCAAAGCGCGAAAGGCAGGGCATAACAAGCGCCATAGCCAAGGGGTTTTCCAAGGTTGGGAGCCTGTTCTCTTCCCTTTCCGGAAGAAGCGGCGGACAGGCCGGAAATGTTGCTGGATCCCTTATCTTTGGCCCCTTGCAGGGCGCCGTAGGGGAAGTGACGGGTATTGCCCGTGACGCCGCCGAAACAGGAAAGAAAGCGCTTTCCTTTGCCCACAGAAGCAGGGCGAAAGACGACAAGGCCAACACGCTTGAGGAGAAGTCCGGCAAAGCTGGACGGGCTGAAAGCGCCGAAACAAACCGTCTTCTCAAAGAAGAAAGCGGGGAACTTGTCTCTCAGGGCAATCTTGCTGAAAGGGAAGCGGTCAACGCTAAAAAGCGGCATCAGGAGTTAGTCCGGGCCGTCAAGGCGGCGGGGAAACCAGGACTTGCCGGGCGTCTTCTCGGCGGGTTGAAAGGACTGGGACGCGGGCCGAAAGTGAGGATTTCGGCCGGGCGCGGTTCTTCCGGCATGCTCAAAGCCGGGCGCGCGCGTACAGGGGAGAAGAAGCCCGGGCTCTTTGGCCGTCTTTTCAGGCGTGGCAGTGTCGGGACGGCGGCAACAGCCGGAACAGCGATCGCCGCGGGTGAAGCCGCAAAGGGTGCTGGAGCATCTCTTGCCGGAAAGGGAACAGCGGCCGTCGGAAAGGGCGGTAAGGGAATTATCGGGCGCGGGGTAGGGGCCCTTGGCCGTGGCGCCGGAATGCTCGGGCGCGGCGCCGGCATGCTTGGCCGTGGCGCTCTCGGTGCTCTTGGGCCTATCGGCTGGGCAATCGGCGCCGGCATGTCTGTTATGGACGGCGTAGAGGGTTGGAACAACGCCGGGGCGTATTTCGGGAAGTCTCAGGAAGAGACTACGACGGGTGAAAAAGCATCAGCCGCGGCCGCGAACATCCTTGACTTCGGCGGGCTCTTCACGTCTCTTGCCTCCAACCTTACGGGCGTCAATGTCACAACAGCTGACCTTGCCCGCGGCCTTCACGACTTCGGCACAACCATTGCCGACGGGACAACGGCGATTGGGAACGGTGTTCTCAATTTCGCAAAAAGCATTTTGCCCGATGATACAAAACAGGCGTTGCAGGACGCCACCAATTGGGCAATAGGAGCCTTTACCGACGCCAAAAACGCGGCTTCAGACTTCGCCACGGGGATTGCTGATTCCCTTAAAGACTTTGCCGGCAAAGCCTGGGACGGTACAAAGGAACTTGCTGGCAAGGCGTGGGATAGTGCCAAGGGCGCCGCGGCGGCAATAGGGACGACGGCGGGCAAGGCGTGGGACGGCGCGAAAGATACGCTTTCCCGCGGCTATCATACTCTTACCGACTTCTTCACCGGCGGAAAAAAGGAAGAGAAAGAAAAAGCGCCGCTGGCAGTATCCGCTGAAAAGGGGCCGGCAAAGGCTCCCACCACAGAAACAGCTCCCGTTGCCTCTTCTTCTCCGTCCGCTGAAAAGCCCGTTATTCCTGCTGTTGCGGGAATGCAGGCGCCAAAAATTCAGCTGACCAAACCGGCCGCGCTTACCATGCCCGTTGCGTCGGTTTCTCCCGCTCCGGCACCGAAACCGGCGGCGGAATCTTCTCCCGCGCCCGCCCAGGCGCCTACGCCGGTTGAAACGGTTCCCGCCGCAACGGCAACCGGCACAAAGCCTGCTGGCACAAACGCTACAGGAAGAAGTGCGGAAGAGATTTTGAGCGGCATTGCCGGCACACTTTCTGAAATGGCAGAGGCACAAGGGCCGCTCGCAAAGGACGTTCACAAGCTCGCCGACGACTTCGCGACGGTTTTTGACCCTGACGCCGTGCGGAATACCCGTATGCTTCAGGAACTCATGACCGCGAACGGGACACTTTCCGCGAACCAGTTAAGCGGCGCAAACGCGGCGCCTTATACGCCCGGCGGGGCCGGCATTGTCCCTCAGGGCTCTTCAGGCTTCCTCCCGACCGGTACGGCCAAGCGTTCAGCTGACGCCCGTATGGGGGAAGAAGTAAAAGCGAAAGTCGTTGCGGCCGCACAGGCTAAGGGGATTAACCCGGATCTTGCCCTTGCCCTCATTCAGCAGGAAAGCGGCGGGGACGTCAACTCGACCATGCACAACACCAACGGCACAACCGACTGGGGACTGATGCAGGTCAATGACGCCGTGATTGCCGACTATAACCGGAAACACGGAACGAACCTCGATCCGCGCCACAACATCAATGACAATATCACCGTCGGCATGGATGAACTTGCCGGCCACCTCCAGAAGTGGGGCGGGGACGTGGATAAAGCCCTGCTTGCCTACAACCGCGGCGACGGCGGGGCAAACAGCTGGCTTCGCTCGGGGAAGTCGGCGCAGGACAACGATTATGTCCGGAAAGTGCGTTCCTACATGTCAGCGGGAACGCCCGCACCAATTCCCGCCGCGCTTGGCGCTCCCGCCTCTGTAGGTGCTCCGGTTCCGTCGGGGCCCGTAACGGCAATGTCAGGCGCTGTTTCGGCGCTCACTGACAACGCTATGGCCCGCCGCGTGGGCTACGGCTACGGCTCCAAAAACTCTGCATCCGGCGCAATCGACTGTTCCGGCTGGGTGTCCGAAACAAACAGTAAAATCTTCTCCACAATGGGGGAGCGTGGACGCTACGCCAACGCTGTTATGCGCGGTTCCATGCTTCAGGGTAAGGAACGCGATTATGCCGGAACAGCGGCGGGGATTGTCCTCTCCGTGAGCCGCGCGAACGGGCATCTCCTTCAGGGGGAAGAACTAGCGCCGCAGAATATCCGTGAAGGAATCGCCATCGGCGTTGCGGCTAATCCACAGCCCGACCAGAAAGGCCGTTTTGGCGGCATTACGCACATTGTCCAGACGTACCGGGATCCAAAAACAGGCCAAATCATGGTCTCGGAATCCCGCGGCGGCGGTGTGGGTGTCACCAAGACGCCTTATGCCCAATGGTACCAGGACAACGTAATCCGCAAGCACAGGCCGATTTTCGGCGCTGATATGCAGGCGTTAGCGGGGCAGGGTGCTACGGCTCCAGTAGGCGGAGCACAGCAACAGCCCGTAGACGCAATGGAAATTGTTCAGCGGGCCCGTTCTCTTGGCAATCCCGCCGCGGCCGCCATGGCAACGGCGCAGGGAACAGCGGGCGGCATTCCCGGCGCACAGCCTGTTTCCATGACGGCGGCAACGGGTACGGCCTCGGCTTTCCCCTCTCCCGTTACCCCTTACGCAGGACAGACGGCAGAGGGCGCGACAACGCCGCAACAGACGCCCGTTCCGCAGGTGAGCACGATTACCGGCCCGACGGGAGGAGTTTCTACCGTCTCTATGACCGGCACAGAAACGCTTCTCAGGGCGATTTTTGACCTCCTGAAAGGGCATTTCGCTACTCTTGACCGGGATACGGGAAAAAGGCGGGTAACTCCGCCTATTGGGCCCGGCGGCGCACAGATACCGACGGGATACGGCGACGCCGACTTACAGGCTTTTGCACAGGACAGGGCATAAGGTGATTTGACCATGATTAATGAAGCCAACTTTGAGCTTGTCAGCTCGCCTGACAGCGACGTGGAAAAAATGGCGTCCGGTGACGCTATGAACGAAAGAATCCGGGAGTGGCTCGCTACTCCGGAAGGAACGCTTTTGGGAGATCCGTCCTGGGGCAACAATCTTCTTCCCTACAAATTTGAGCCGCTCAAAGACGTGGAAGTTATCATTGAAATGAGTATCGCGCGCAAACTGCCTCTGGATATTGAGGACTTGCGCCTTGTGGCCGTGGAAGTTGAAGCCGTGGACATCGATATGCTTCACGTAGTCATTACCCATGAGTACGGGGAAGTAGACGAAACAATCTCCCTTTAGGGGGCCGGGAAAATGAATCTTTCTGATACAGTCTACGAAAAATTTAAGAAACTCATATCCTCGCAATCGTCATGGAAAGGGCTTGAGGGCTCGCAGTTCGTTCAGCACGTCGGCCTGCACCTTGCGTGGGCTATTGAAGACGCAATTTTGAAGGTTGAGCGCGCCTATCAGGAATCCTACGTTGACACCGCCCTTAACCGCTCTTCTATTCTGGCTATGGGTGAAGGGTGCGACTATGTGCCGCGCAAGCCTGTTCCCGCGTCCGGCACCGTCCTTGTCAGGAATGAAAGTGCCCTGCCTGTATCTATAGCCAAAGGCCGGGAACTTCTCTCAGATGGACAGGTCGCCTTTGCCGTCACGGAAGCCGTGACCGTAGAGGGCGGAACAACGGCTGAAATCCCTGTAGTCCAGAGGACTTCACGGGTCATAACCCACACGGTGACAGAAACAAAGCCGTGGTATGAGATACTTCTTGATCGCGACCTTTCTCCAACGATAGAAGACATTTCCGTTGCCGTTGACCTCAACGACGGAAAAGGATCCAGAACGTGGACGAAAGATCGGCTCTTCACGAATAGTTACCCGGAAAGCCTTGTCTATGATGAATTTTACCACTTCACGGATCAGTTGGGTGTAAGGTTCGGGAACGGGGAATTTGGGACAATCCCGCCGGAAGGTTCGATCGTCACGCTGACACTTACCCTTACCAATGGCGACGTGACACTGCTTTCCGGTCAATCCCTGTATCCGGCGCAGGAAATTGTTACGGAAACAGGCGAAATTGCCGACGTGACCTTTACCGTTGGCACAACAATTGGCGGCGGGTCTTCTCAGGAAGACACGGAAGAGATGCGCCGCAATGTGCATTACGCCCGTGTTTTCAACGAACGGTTAGTGTGGGCGGAAGATTACGTCTATTTCCTCCGGCGCACATGCCCCGATATTGTGTGGGGCAAATGCTGGGGGGAAGAAACGGCGGAAGAAATGTGGGGATACAATGTTCACCACATTAACCACATCTGGCTTTGTGCCCACTCTCCGGAACGGACAGACGACGAACTCAAAGCGGCCTGCCTTGAGGCCGTGGGCAACGTTCCGTCCCTGAATAAATACATCGTGTGGTACACACCGGAACTTGTGCGCTTCTCCGTGAAACTCACCGGCGAAATCCTCCAGAGTGTGGATAAAAGCGACGTTGAAGCCGCTATCCGCGCTTTCCTCGCGGAAGCCTACGGCGACGCCTCGAAAACACGCCGTGAAAACGTCCTGATACATGAGATGTACGAAGGAATTTACGCCACCGGCTATTTTGAGAAGGGTTCCGGCGCGTGGTTCAGCCTTGAAATATCAGGCACAACCAAGCCGGAATACATCTACCAGATGGTTTGCATCGACCTTGAAGCCTCTTCTTTCTCTCTCAGCTATGCCGGAGTGAAAGATACGGCCCGTATTCCAGGCGGCGTGGTTGACCGTGAGGGCCTTTGACATCCTCCCCCGCCTAAAGACGGGGGATTCCTATCGGTAGCGGCTCTAACGAGCCACACCATAGGCGGGTTCCTGCTTCAAAGCGGGCGCCTGAGTCCTTCCCGCTCCACAGGCTGACACGGCCTGCCCGGCCGCCAGAATGTTTAACGCCGCATTATGGTCGGCGTTGCATTCAAATCCACAGGCCACACATTTGAATTTCGCCTGCGTTGGCCTGTTTGCTCTGTCTACGCATCCGCAATGACTGCATGTCTGGCTGGTATACTGCGGAGGAATGACAACCAGCTTTCCACCCAGCCATTTCAGCTTGTACTCAAGCTGCCGTCGAAACTCGAACCACCCCTGATCCAATATGGACTTGTTCAGGCCGGACTTGGCGCGTACATTTTTACCCGGCAGTTCAAATGTACCGGAAGCCGAACGCGACATATTCCGCACTTTCAAATCTTCAATCACGACAAGAGCGTGGTTTTTGCTGATTATCGTGGTTGTCTTGTGCAGAAAATCGTTGCGTACATTGGCTATTGTACGGTGCAGGCGCTGGATTTTGGCTTTGAGCTTCTGCCAGTTGGCGGAAAACTTCACTCGTTTTGCCAACCTGCGCTGCAGTTTTGCCAGCTTCTTTTCATGTTTTCTGAAACTGTGCAGTGGTTTGATGCAGGAACCATCGGAGAGCGTTGCAAAACGCGCAACTCCCATATCTATGCCAACGGCGCTTTGCGAAGTGTGTACAGGTTCTGGAACTTCCCGTTCCGTCTGAATAGAAACAAACCATCTGCCAGCGGACAGGGAAACTGTTACCTGTTTCGGTGTTCCTTCTATCCTGCGGCTGTTGCGATAGCGGACATAGCCGATTTTGGGCAGAAATATGCGGCTGTTGTCTTCATCGAGCCTGAAACCCTGTGGATAGCGAAAGGCGTCATGAACCCCCTTTCTCTTGAAACGCGGGAAATCCGCACGCTTGGCAAAGAAGTTTTTGTAGGCCCTATCAAGATCTTTCAACGCTTGCTGCAGAATTTGAGAATGGGCTTCAGCAAGAAAAGATGTGTCGTTTTCCTTCTTCCAGTCCCGAAGGGCTTCGCAGAGCAGGAAAAACCCCAGACGCTTCCCTTCCTTTTCATAAGTCTCTTTTTCCAATGCAAGCGCCCTGTTCCAAAGGAAACGGCAACATCCGGCAAAACGCCGCATGAGGATTTCCTGCCCGGCTTTGGGGCGGAGCTGGAACTTGTAGGCCTGCAATCTTTCCATAGCCGAATCATAGTTGCCCGATGAAAAAAGTCAACGACATTCGTACCGGAAGACACTGCGTATTCCTTCTTCATGCCCATTTGGTCTTTGTTACAAAGTATCGCTATGGCGTCTTCACAAAGATCATTCTCGACGGCTTGAAGGAAATATTTGCCAGTGTTTGCCGTGATTTTGAGGCGGAACTTATTGAATTTGACGGGGAAGAAGATCATGTTCATCTACTTGTCGTCTATCCCCCAAAAGTAGCTATTTCGTCTTTGGTCAACAGTCTGAAAGGCGTATCCGGCAGGCTGATTCGC